GTGCGGCTATGGCCGATGCTATGAAGTATCGCGCTTACAATCCTGACGACACTGACTATCAAATAATGATGGACGCTATGATGGCGTCACTGGCCGAATACTCAACCAACATGCCAGCTATGCAATCTGTTAATGAGTTTATGCGTATATTCAATCAGCGCCAAACAGATGGCGGCGACAAGTTTGCGGCAATGGTTGAGGCGTATTTTAAACAAGTTGCTAATGTTGGTATCGCTGGCACACCCGTGGTTGGTTTTGCCAATAGCGCTTTGTTTGGCAAGATAGAGCGAATGCTTGACCCGGCACTAAGCAACACTGCTGTTAATCAGGCGCAGGTTGAATGGGCGGATGCGTATGGGGTTGACGCGACAACGCCCGGCATCAGGGTATTCTTTGAGGCGTACAACAAAACGATGTCGCGTGTGCCAAACGCATCAAACAAACTGCCACCAAAGCTAGATGAGCGTGGGCGTCCGATTGTATATGACAAGGATTATTCTTGGCTTCCAATGTCAACAACTAAGGGCAAGCCGGATGAGGTTGCCGAATTGCTAGCCTCAATAAACCACGGCATTGGCTATCCAAAGTTTGATATCTCTGGTGTTCGCCTGACAGCCGAACAGCAAAATATGTATCTGAAAATGCAACAGGACAGACACGATGGCATGACAATGGATGATGCCATCATCAGAACTATCAATGAGCGTTTGAATGATGCAGAGCGTATGGGCATCAAGCCGCCGTTGGGGTCACTGCAAAATGATGTTGATCAGGTTGTTGCTGAGTACCGGGCAAGGGCGCGTGACAAGATGTTTGGCGAGATGGTCAAAGACAGTGACACTGGCATTGTTCATTATACTGGCAGAACAAAAGATGGTGCGCCTGTCTTATATCCTGAGACAGCGGCTGAAATGGCAATGAACCAAGAAAACATCAACCTATACGGCAGATAGTAAATAGTGTATTATTCACAGCAGAATGTGAGGCATTAAATGGCAGACTACAGTATCAATGCAGTGACGCGCCGTGTCGTGTTTACCGGATCAGCGGGTGTTGGGCCGTATGCCTTTTCGTTTGAGATTTTAGATGAAAACGATGTGGCTGTTTATTTTAACTCCACAACGCTGACGCTGACAACAGACTACACTGTTACAATAAACGCCAACGGCACTGGCTCAGTCACGATTGTGACTGGCACCAACGTGCCGTCAACGCCAACCGCGTCAGATCAGATAGTTATTGTTGGGGCGCGTGACATTGAGCGCGTCACCGACTTTGTAACTGCCGGGGACTTGCTGGCATCCAGCCTCAACGAACAGCTAGACGCGCTGACAATCTTTGACCAGCAGATCGCCGAAGAAAACAAGCGCGGCATGAGAGCGCCAGTGTATGACCCGGCGCTGGTTGAGGATGGCGGCGTTGTTGATATGACACTGCCAGCCAAGGCTGACCGGGCGCTAAAGTTTTTGGCGTTTGACAGTAATGGCAACCCAATTGCCACAACTGCGACTGGTGATTTTCGCGGCACTTGGGCGGCAGGCGTTGACTATGTGGCTGGTGACTTGGTCATTGACCCGGATGATAACAACGTATACCGCGTCAATACAGTTCATACATCTGCTGGCGTTGCGCCTTTAAGCACAAACATAAACAGCGCAAACTATGATTTGTTTGTAAATATTTCAGCGGCTCAGACGGCGCTGATTGAAAGTGTGGCGGCTGACACCGCTACAGCATTGGCAATAGCGTTAGGATAAGAAAATGGCTAACACCTTTAAACTAAAAACTAATGGGTCTATGCCAGCCGCCGCTGGTACGCCCGATGCTTTGTATACGGTTCCGGCGTCAACAACGTCAGTTATCATTGGTTTAACGCTGGCAAACAACGACACAGCCAGCATCACGGTTGACGTTAAGATTGTGTCAACAACTGTCGATACCGAAACAAATGAGACTGTGTTTGTTATCAAAGGCGCACCCATCGTTGGTGGCGGTTCGTTGGAATTGATGGCGGGTAACAAATACATCTTACAAACTGGCGACATTTTGCAGATCGACAGTGATACATCTGCAAAGGTTGACGCAACATTGAGCATTATGGAGATCACCTGATGCCTTATGTAGGTAACGCACCATCAGCCAGCTTTCAGTCTGTTGCCTATCAGGATTTAACAGGCGGCACTGGCACTAGCTTTACACTTAGCCACGCTGTTTCATCAGCGCAAGAGATTGAAGTGTTTGTAAACAACGTGCGTCAGGAACCAACTGTGGCCTATACCGTTGCTGGTACTGCACTAACTATGACTGGCACGATTGCGGCTACAGATGATTTCTATGTTGTATTCCAAGGCAAGGCCGTTGGTAGTGTTAGCCATCCAACGACATCGCCACTGGCGGCAACGACTGGTACGTTTAGTGGCGCGGTTACAGCCACATCATTTAGCGGTGATGGTTCTGCGCTGACTGGTGTATCTGCTGGTAAGGTGTTGCAAGTTGTTCATTCGTTTTATGACACTGAGGAAAGCCTAGTTTTATCTGCCGATACTGCCGTAGCAACTGGATTAACTGCTACTATTATACCGACAGATGCTACCAGCAAAATACTTGTGACCTATAGTCTCTGCACCTCATCCAACAACTCAGGTGCGGCATATGGTTCATATCATATGGTATATCACGACATAGGACAAACTGGAACTGACACGGCGTTTAGTTCACGTTTCTTTGGGGCAAGGTTTGGCGGTAATACCACTTATTCAATGTCTAATAATGGCGGTCAAATTTATCACGACCACAACACCACAAGCGCAATAGACTATACAGTTTATGTAGAGCATAAATATGCGGCGACAGTGTACATCAATAGGGGTGGTAGCAATGAAACCACAATCGATGGCGTAAGCAGTATTACCCTTATGGAAATAGAGCAATAGAAGGATAATAAAATGCAACACGAAGCAATTTACGCACTACATTCAAATGTAGTTACAATCAACGGTAGCGGTGCTGACGCTATTGCCAAGGATGCTGATGGCAACACTGTATCTTGGGATGCCTCTGCTGTAGCAACTAAGGAAGCTGAGTTGCTGGCGGCTTTTAATCTGGATCAATTACGCAAAGAGCGTAACCGTCTTATTGCAGAGACTGACTGGTGGGATATGTCTGATACGCCGACAATGACTGCGGCTCAGACTACATACCGTCAGGCACTGCGTGATATTACCGACAGCTATTCATCATTAGATGATGTGGTGTGGCCTACAAAGCCGGAGTAAGATATGGCACTTTCAAAACTAAGGTCTGAAAGCATAGACTTAACTGATGACTTTGCGTTTACTGGCAATGTAACAGGGGCTGGTGGCGGTAAGGTGTTGCAAGTTCAATACACTCAATACGATAGCACACATACTCAAGCCATCACTGCAAATACAGATACTGCAATTACTAATCTTTCAGTAAACATCACCCCCATAGCCGCCAACTCTATAATCAAATTAGAAGCGTTCTTATTTGCTGAATATGGTCAGGCAAACTGGACAACAAATAATGTTCTTTTCTTTCTTCGGGGTAGCACAAAGTTAGCAGGGCCAGTCGCTGGTAGTAGGCGTGTCGGTATAGGTTTTGCATCCACTGGGTATCATACCTCTGATGCCTCTACGTCTCCAGACAGCGGGCAGATTACTTGGTTTGATAACGACCATAATACGACTTCACAAATCACATATCACCTAGCAATGAGTTGCATTTATGCAAGTACCTTATATGTGAACCGTTGCGTAAGCGATACTGACCAAAATGAACGTGAAAGAGGCGTTTCGTTTATCAGTGCTACAGAGATTGCGGGGTAACACATGCCATATCTTGGAAACCAACCATCCAGCGGCGGATATCACAAGTTAGATAACCTGACTGCATCTGCGACTGACACCTATGCCCTGACCCTTGGCGGCTCTGCCTACTATCCGGCAACTGCCAATCAGCTACTGGTTTCACTTAATGGAGTGATACAGGCCCCACAAGATTCGTTCACCATAAGCGGCAGTAACATTGTATTTGCCAGCGCACTGTCAGCTAGTGACAGCATCGACTTTATCATGTCGTTTGGTGATGTGTACGGCGTTGGTACTCCTGCTGATGGCACGATTACTGACGCTAAGATACAGTCAATGGCGGCGTCTAAATTGACAGGCGCATTGCCAGCCATTGATGGGTCTGCTTTGACAGGCATATCGTCTGGTGCTGGTAGCGAATACTTTGAAGTTGACTTAACAACTGACCAAGCGAGTTTAACTGACTCATCAAATGTTGTAGTTGATTTTGGTGGTAGCGGGACTGTTGTTTATGACACAGCATCTAACTTTGACAGCGCAAATGACGCTTATCTACTAGATAGCAGTAATGGTGTTTATGTAATTAGCTATGCTTGTGTAGTTGCTTCAAATGCTCCAGCCACTGAGACTTTGATTTACGCACACGCTGGCATTGAGGTAGCGACTGATGGGTCTACTTATTCTGCTTACAAAGGTGGCGGCGCACAAGTTCGTAATAGTAGTACTAACGATTTAGGTAGTGTGGGTTTTACTGGTTCTTTTATTTACAAAGCAACAACTGCCACTACTAAAATAAGATTAAAAGCATTTGCAGATAATGCTGGAACTGCAACTTGGAGAATACCTTCAACAGCGGCAAACGCAGTTCAAGTTACAGGCACAAGTGATTTAGCAAATGCAAAAGTAACTTGGATGTCAGTGATGAGGATAGCATAATGGCACTTATACGATTAAACAATCAGTCCCTGACCAGCGTCACTGCGTTGCCATCTGGTGTTGGTGGTAATATACTGCAAATCAAACAACACGTTGAAGATGGTCAAACCAGCTTTACAAACCAAACAACAGCAAGGGCAAGCAGATTATTGCTTGCGGCAAACGCGGCAGATAGCACATCTCATGTAAGCGTGACAATCACGCCATCATCAGCTAGTAATAAAATTATACTGATGGGTCATGTTTTTTATGAGCCAACTACAGCGAACCACGAATATTTATGGGCTTTTCATAGAGATACTACATTACTAGGCGCACCAGTAAGCGGCAATAGAGGTCGAGGCATAGCGTCAACTGCAAATAATTATCAAGCCGCCGCTGATAATGATAGCACCCCAGAAAGCAGGTCATTCCAATTTGTTGACAGCCCTAGTTCTACAAGTGCGATTACTTATTGTATTTCTTACAACACTAGTGCAACAAGTGGAACCCTTTATTTGAATAGGACAGTAGGCAATCAAGATGCGGCTTCAACTGAAAATGGAGTTTCGTCCATCATTGCAATGGAAATAGCTGGCTAATGGACAACGATGCTCACACTGACCTTGCCCTAGCCGCTGGTGCTATTACCAGCCCAGTGTGGCTTCATGCCCTTAATGAGTGGGTGACGCTTGTAGCTGGTATTGGCGGTATCATTTTACTAATCATCCGCATCCGCAAGGGATTGCGGAAAGATGTTTAAGGCAATCGTATTAGCTTGTCTGATTTCTGATCCATCACAATGTGTCGAATTTTGGGATACGAGGGGGCCGACTTGGCCTGACCGGGAAAGTTGCAAGCGCCGCTGTATGGAAATGGCGCGATCTGTTGGTGAGATTGACAATGGCTTAGTCGCAACCGCTTGGCGTTGTGAGCCGCTGAGAGAAGGGCGATTGACACAATGGATCCCATCACCATAGGCGCGGCCATCAGCGGGGCTACAGCGGCATTCAATACAATCAAGCAAATGGTCAGCGCCGGGCGAGATCTGGAAAGCTGTATCAATGATGTCTCAAGGTGGATGAAAGCCGCCAGTGATATTGATCAGGCTGAGAAGCAGGCAAACAACCCATCCATATTTAAGAAACTACAAGGCGCTGACACTGTGCAAGCCGAAGCCCTGCAAGTTTACGCGGCCAAGAAAAAGCTTGAACAGCAACGCGCCGAACTCAAGCAGTATTTGCAGATGACCTACGGCCCACAAGCTTGGGCCGATCTGATCCAGCTAGAGGGACGCATCCGGCGTGAACGCCAAGAGATGATCTATAAACAACAAGAGGCACGTCAAAAACTTGTGGAAATTATCGGCGCGGTTATACTAGGCACAGCCACAGCGTTGGCTTTGTTAGCAATCTTATGGATGGCGACTAGGTGACAGCATGTGCAACTGGCCTTATGGGCGAAATGGTGGCGGCGGCTTCGGTGATCGACAACGGCTGGAGCGTGTCGCACTGCCCCCAAGACGGCTGTGATCTGCTGGCTTGGCAGGGCAATCAGTTCATCCGCATTGAGGTAAAGACGGCCAACCTATGCAAGGGTATAGGATACAAAAACCCAACCTACCATTTCAATTGTGGCAAGGGTGGATCAGGAAAACGATTATTGAACAGGAACGACTGCGATGCTCTTGCCCTTTGCAACCCCGATAAGCGACTGGTATTGTGGTTGTGCGTCAACCGCGTGTCGTTCAAGACGCGGCGTTTGTCGCCGGACGCATTCACGCGCCGGGCGGAAATGGATAGCTGGGACAAAATGGTTGCTGACGTTTTGGAGATGAGATCATGAATTGGAAAGACTACCCTAGTTTCAGTGAGGCAGAGATGCGCTGTAGCGAAACGGGCGATTGCAAAATGTCTGAAAATTTTATGCAGAAATTGCAGGCATTGCGCGATGAGTATGGCAAGCCTATGACAATCACCAGCGCGTACCGCTCACCCCAGCATAGTGTCGAGGCAAGCAAGGCCGCGCCGGGGGTGCATACCAGAGGCATTGCAGTTGACGTGGCCGTTGCCGGGACAGACTGCTATGACCTGATGAAGCTGGCATTTAAGCACGGCTTCACTGGCATTGGCGTGGCTCAGAAAGGGTCAGGCCGTTTCTTGCATTTGGATACTTTTAAAGGTGGCCCCCGGCCCAACGTGTGGAGTTACTAAAATGATACAAGCATTATTACCTATGCTTCAGCCTGCCATCAGCAAGGCTCTTGATATGATCCCTGACCCGGCGGCTAAAGAGAAAGCCCGGCAACAGATGGAAACTGAGATACAAAAAGCAGAGGGCAGTTTCAGAGAATTTGTTGTGGCGTATGAGGGCCGGGGCGATCAGGTGCATTGGTCAATACAGATCTTGCGCGGATCTGTTCGGCCTATACTGACATACGTTTTGGCCGGGGCATTCATCTATGGGTTCCTGTCGCGCAATGTTGACAGTGACGCAATGGAAATGCTGTGGCAGTTGAACCTGTTGTCGCTGGGTTTCTGGTATGGTGAACGCGCTCTGAAAAATCTTGGGCTGAATATGGATAAGAAAAAGGGCAACTAGCGTTGCCCCTTCACCTTTATTTTTATAGTCATATTCTTGGCTGTGGTTGGCCTGTTCGTCCGGCCAAGGCTGTCAAGCGGCGGCGTTGCCTTTGGGATCTGCAACGCCTGCTTGATTTCCTCTTTTGTTGGCACCCTCATTTGACCACCCTGATGCCGCGATGGCGTCCGGGTGGAACCTCAATGCGTCCAGCCTCAGTCAGATGCACAAGGTGTTTAACGACTGCCGTGCGGCTTCGGCCCACCATTGCCGCTATTTCGCTCTGTGACGGCGGGTAGGGATTGTTGGCAGTGTATGAAACTATCGCATCATAGACGCGCTCAGTGGCGCTTAAATCGCGTGGACGGGGCATTAGTTCAACTCCTTTATCGTTAATGTTTTTTGACGCACGACACTTTCGGGCTTGGCCGGGACAAGCCTCTCAGGCTGTGCCTTGAAGCGGCGCTCCGGCCAAGTGACTTTGATCATCTGATTGCCGACAGTGCCGATGGCCTCTTTGTGTGACCCCATCATCTGCATGATTGCGGCACTGGCCTCATCAATGTCCTGTTCCGCCGCCGCCTTGTTGCGCTTGGCTACGACTAGCTGGTTCAGCCAGTCACGCGCCTCTTCGCTTGCCAGTTCGATGGGCGGTGCCGCATCATCGACACGGCTGTATGCGGTGGCCGCATCTTCGGCGCTGACTGGCTCATACCAGTCTTTGTTTTTGCGGCGCTGTTCAAAGTCATGCACCGCCTGCATGATGCGGGACTGCACAGCAGGGTCAGCCTGATAAACGAAGGTGCGTAATTCACTGCCCCGGTACAGTACGCAGACAGCGCCCCACTTGTACCCGGCACACATCATCTGAGCCTGCAACTGCAACGGGCCGCGATAGGCCGGGGGCAAATCTTCCGGCGGCGCTTGTGTCGTCTTAGCTTCAAGACAGCCAAGGCCGCTGATATCAACGCGGTGAGCGCCGGGCGTGTAGATGCCCTTGTTCATGTCAGCGATGATGTCACCCTTGCCACACCCAACGCCATCAAGTGACGCGGCCAGTGGCAGGTGATCGTGCTTGACCGCCTCAGAAAATTCCAATTCAACATTGGTCAGGCCAAGGCGCTTTGCGGCTTCGGTCAACACAACGGGTTCCAGCATGTCACCCCACGCCATATTTTCATTGGGCGGTATGCGCGTTGGCTCACCGCCCTCATCAATGCGGATCATCTCAGCCAGCAGATCATTCTGCGTCTGGTACGGTGATGCGTTCAGCAACACTGGTATGCGTGATGCCGACAGCATCCAATCTGGTGTAAGTTTTCCAACCATTAGTTTGTCCCCCCTAGTTTGACCATCAAGGCCCACACGTTCCATTCATCTGTGACGATATTAGTCAGGCCAGCAATCGCCACAGTCATTAAAAACATAAACCCGAAAAATTCTTTGACCATTTTTAGTCTCCCTTTACTGTGCAGAAATTTCACTAAGATATGCGTCAACATCCTCAATGGCGCTCAATGCGTTTTCAAGATTGATGACAGCCTCACCAGCAATCTCACCCTTGCTGGAATATTTTAAATTGTCAGGCATATTTTCGTATGCCTCTTCCTCACCTTCATGCACCTCTTCAATGATGGCCCAAGCTTGAGCCACCAAAGAATTTGCATGAACGATTGCGTCACGGCGTTTTTTATTCATATCAATTCCCCATTGCAGTTATCAAATTACGCACGCTGGTTGCGTGCCACGCACCACCCATAGCAGATGGTATGCCAGCCTCATTAAGCTTGCTGGCTACGGCCCGGAGTGACGCACCAGCGTCACGCAGGGCAGTAATGATTGGCATTGCCTTGGCGGCAACGCGCTGTGTCTTTTCGCGCCGGGCGGCACCTGATGCCAGACCGCCAGCGCGTGGGTTTGGACAGCCAAGCTTGACGCCACGCGCCTTGGCGGCGGCGAGGGCGTCCTTGGTGCGCTTGCTGATCTTCTCAGCCTCATCCTCATTGATACACGCCTCAATGTGCAGGCGGAACTTGTCGGCGTGTGGGTTGTCGGCAATGACAAACGGCACACCACTTTCAATAAGCTGGGCGATGAATAAAACTTTACGGGCCAAGCGGTCTTGCTTGGCAACAACTAGGATGGCGTCAGACTGCTTGGCGTAGGCCAGCGCTTCAGCCATCACCGGGCGCGTGTCATTGCGGCCACTCTCAACCTCAATGAACTCAGCAATGATAGGATTATCTTTGGCAAAGTCAGACACCAGCGCCTGCTGGGCTTCGAGGCCAAGGCCGGATTGGCCTTGGCGCTTTGTGGACACACGATAGTAAGCAACGTATTTGGTCATATCAATCTCCCTTGGTTGGGGCGGGGCCGTTAGGCCACCGCGTCTACAAATGATCTAATTGCGTCGCGATGCTCGACAAGCGATGACTTGTCCCACACCAAACCCAGAAGCCAATACCCTGCAACCTCATTATCTGATGGGTCTGGCATATCGTCGTGCAAATCCATAATAAGATTGCACAGATCACTCGACGCCTCTGAGCCTGCCGGCAAATTGTCCTGTCTCCAGATTTCAATTTTGTCTAACAGTGTCATTTTAGTCTCCCTGTTTGGTGTCAATAATGATTATATACACCATCTACCAGTGTGGTACAAGGGTGGCTGTGTATGTTTTTGCACAAAAAATGACAAGTGATTGAAAACAAACGAAAGAAAGTTGATATGGCACCCACGACACAGGCGCATTTCAGACTGCGAAATACCACAATGGACAAATTACGGGCCGCGCTTGACGTGTCAGCGCACCGCTCAATGGCCGCATTGGCCGA